GTTATATACAAGAAGAAGGACCTCACCCGCTCTGCAGTGGGTGGTGGAACCCTTGTTCAGCCGCCCAACACATTCGTGCAGGACGGCCAGTATACCTTCTGGCATGTATGGGGATTAGGGGCTCATGATTTTGTAAATCATGACCATATCCCTGTAAGTTACCCTATGTCGGACGATGAGTTAATTCGTCGCACGCTTGATGACTTCTACAATAGCAACGAGGTTGATTCCTTGTTGAATGTAGTTGAGTCTCCCGAGCTTGTTACCGGATTAACCGACCTGGCTAAGAAGGTTAACCTTCCTAGTATTGCATCCAACGCGATTAAACGTGTTGGTCCAGGTCGATGGGATGTCAACCCTAAGAGAGTTTCCCCTTCTTTGCGGAGTCAAATCCGCAAGGCCGGGGGCTTTCTTTCAGGTGGATATCTCTATTATGTGTTCGGCATCGCGCCTATAATCGCCGATTTTAAGAAAGTGTCCAAAAACTTGCGAAAGTATCGCAAGCAATTGGCTGCTGTCTTGGAAAAGGCTGGAACAGCAATATCTGTCCATAATCATGTGGATGGTACTTTTCTCCCCTTTGGGGCGAATGGTACCAATCTACCTGACGGTTATAGCGCAAGTCCGTATCAGGGCAAGTATTGGAGTGCTGACATTCTTGTTCAGCATACTCCGAGAAAGACCTGTACGGTTAACGGAATACGTGACCACAAGTATTTAACCGAGGATTTTCAAATCCTTGATTACCTTGCATCACGTTTTGGAGGCGTAGGCCCCGCTAGTTTCCTATGGGAGAGAATTCCATTCTCCTTCGTAGTCGACTGGTTCGTTGACTTGTCTGGCGTTTTTAACCAACTCGATAATGCCCTTACGGGCAATAGAAAGAGGGTTAAGTACGTATCCGTCTCGACTAAATGGGGCGCCCTGTGCCCGGTATATAAAATACCGAGGACAGTTGGCGAAACAGATAGCAGGGACGGACAGCAGATAGCAGTATGTGAGCTTACTCAATACCACCGCCAGAGCGTAGACCCCAACTTGTCAGTTGGGGCCTCACGGAGGTTTGGAAAGAAACAGGCCGGCATTCTTGCCGCCCTGGTCACCAACATTGGTGCGAACCTTAGAGCCAAACGATAGTTGTTAGCTAAAGTTCAGCAACACATGAATAATGATCAAACGATTAGTGCGTTGAGTTACAAACTCATTTACTC